AAATTTTACTTTACCATATTTGAAAACGGTTATCTTTATAAATTCCATCCAAAAATTTTATGTGTACTGCTGTACCATCATCTTTAGGATAGATGAAACAATAATCTTTACCTTCAATCATTTAAACACCATTGGTCGTTTCAACATCAAAAGTTTCTTCTATATCACAGTCTTGTAAAATATCAGCTGATGATACCCGATATTTGTTTTCAATCCATTCACGGAATGATTTTTGTTTTAAAATTGGTAACCAAAAATCGGATGTGTTTGTATCCTTTTCTCGGAATTTCTTATCTTCGATTTCGCCAGTTTCCACATTCACCTTTGAATACCATCCGTTGCTTGGTTTGATAACGTGTCCAGATTCTAAAGCAAGATCAAGTAAAGCAGACCATTTATTGATACCACCATCAAAAGATACTGTCACAGGAATTTTAGACTTTTCTTTTACATATCTAGATTTTTCAACATTAATAATAAAGTTGTAACCCGTAATTTCTGATCCGTCTTTCTCTTGTTGGCGACCCAAGATGAAGATGTTGTCGGCACTGTAATAACTTCCTGTTCCACCACCAACAATATCTTTTGGAAACATTCCAATTTCTTTGTATGTGTGATTGACAACAATCATAGGAATGTCCTTCATTGTTAGGTGTGGAGTTACCATTCTAAACAATGATTTTACCTGTTTTGCTCGACTCATATCAGCAACAGATTTTTGATCTAGTGCATCTTCAACTTCTTTTTTAGATGCCAAATTTCCAATAGAATCAACAACAATAATTAGATGTTCACCTCTTTCGAGGTTGGTGAGTTGATTCATAATATCAAACTTCAATTGTTCAATGTCTGTAATAGGAGTATGAAGCACTCTCTCAGAATCAATACCAAAAGTATCAAAATAAGATTGTGGAGTACCAAACTCAGAATCGTAGAAAAGTAAAGCTGCATCATTATATTTGTCCATATAAGATTTGGCCATCAATAGAGAAAAAGCCGTCTTGAAATGTTTTGAAGGACCCGCCCACATGGTAAGTCCCGGAGTTAAACCTCCATCCAATTTTCCGGACAAAGCAATATTTACTGCTGGTATAGCAGTGGGAATCATATCTTTTGCCATAAAAAATTTAGACTTAGCTAAAATGGCCGATTCTTTAATTGAACTGTTCTTTTTGATTTTATCAAGTATACTCATTTTTTATCCTTTAAAAATGTCCACCATCCGTTTTCTTTTTGAAAGAATACGGTTCGTCATAATCATATCTAGTTGAAATTGGAGGTATGGTTTCATTTGTTGCACCATCGATTGTAATTAAATTGTCCTTTTCTATTTGAACTTTATTGGTTTCTTCTTTCTTGTTAATTTCTGTTTCTTCCGGTTTATTTGCAAAAAAATCATCCCAGGTAGGTTTCACTTCTTCTTTAGTAATCTCTTCCTTATCAACTAAATTGTTTTTTTGTATAGACATATTGGCTGCTATTAAAAGCAATATCGCCAATGGATCAAACACAACCATTATTAATATAATAACCAATCTAACTGCCTTATCTATGATGCCCGGTTCGTTTGAACCATAAATTAATTCAGCAACATATTTTATTGGACCAAAATCGGATTCCGCTTTTGATAATTCATTCTGCATTGGTAATTTTGTTTCAATTAATTCTGTGATTGTTTTTTGGTAATTTTCATTCTCAGAAGAAAGTCTGTTTCTTTCTTTCTGTTGATTCCTACGAATGTTTACGGAGTTAATAACACCTCTTTCGTCATTACTTCTGCCAATTGTTTGGTTGACCTGTTCATCCAATTGTTGTAGTATTTTCCTATTTGCGTCCAGATTCTCTTTTGTAATACGAATCTTTTCATCAATTAATTGTATTCTGGAAACCAGTGGTGCTGTGTCGGCTGAATGTTCCAAATGTGCTTTTGATAAGTAACCAAAAATACCCATACTAGTAATTAGCATGAGTATTGTTGTTGAAACCGTTAGGTATGATTTCATGGCTATATTTGAAACCTTCCAGTTTCGATATAACCAAGAAACGGTTACCAACTTCGCAACCTCAAGAACTGTGCCCATCAGTACGATAGGCCAAAAAGAACCTGGAAATATTGCAGCTAAACCTATAATAGAATAATAGGCGGCAACACCAGATAGTGCAAGAGCTGTTAAAAAAGTTAATGCTGTCATCCAAAAAAGTCCTCTAGTGAACTGGTCTTTTCGGCTTTCCAATCCATGCAGTCAAGAATAATTTTAATTGGTTCCAAAAAAGACTTTTCAAATTGTACATCATAATCGATATATTCGTCAAGCTTAAATTCTTTTGGAATTCTGGTGGGAAAAGAAATCACATCTTCTTTCATAGGATTTGGCATTTTCAAATAGGTAAATTTGATCTTTTCGCCTTCTTGAATTTTTTGATATTTCTTTTCTAAATTCATTTGTTTTAGTGCATGGTTATAAACCACAGCACCACGCACATGTATTGGCGTGCCTTTTTTGTAGAGTGTTACAGAATCAGAATAATTATTTAAACCGTTTAAACCTCGAGGAAAAGAAATTTCTTCTGCCGGCAATTTTCGAAAGTCCTCTCTGAATTGTGCAATATAATTTTGTACTTCATTTTCGGTGCCAGTCATCATCAATTTAATTGTTTCTTTCATTTTCTCGCGGATGGCAGAAGGTGTCGAGGATTTAATCATTTCTAAACCCATGACCTTCATTTTTGGTTCCGCATACTGCACACCTTCATTATTATACACATTAAGGATGTATCTTTTTTTAGCAGTCCAAACACCTTTGTCGGATAAACCCTCTCGTTTCATTTGCATCTTTTGATCATATGCATTTACATAACCTGCCAGTTCTTCGTAGGATTTATCAATAAAGGGTTGTATCTTTTCTTCACATATTTTATCCATCAAAGATATAACTTTATTTTTATCTCCGGTGTCTTTGATGAATTTATTCACCAATTCACCCATTCGCAAATAAATTGAATCTGTATCTGATGCAATAACATAATCAACACCGTTTGTTTGCAGTATTCTATTCATCCACTCATTAATCTTATTTTCGATCCAACGAATAGAGAGTTGGCCAGCAAGCGTAACGGCGAGAGCCATTCTCAAATCATAAAATCTAAAATATTGACTTCCGAGAGCGCCATATGCAGAGTTCAACGAAACTTTCTTGGCGAGTTGAAGGTTATTCAACCTTGCAATTTGTTTTTCTATTTCGTATTTTTTATTGTTGTCTTTTTCGTTTTCTTTCTTTTGTTGTTCCTGCAACATCATCTTTTTGAATTTCTTACGATCTTCATACATATCCTCCAACATCTTAGGTAAAAAACCCTGGATGTCAGTACGGAAAAATTGTCCGTTGGGTGTAAGTGTAACATTAACCAGCCCGGAAGTATCTACCTGGCGCATTAATAGTTTCTCGACAGAAATACTTTGGTTCAAAACACTTCTCATATGTTCTGTATATTTTTCTGGTTCGATTAGAGTTTCCGGTGAAATGTTGTACTGCATCATCAAATGTGGATAAAGACTATTCAAGTCAAAACTGGCAACCCAATCGTGTTTTCCAACCTGAGGTTCTTTGACATATGCACCCTCAAATGCAGAATCTTTTTCTTGAACTTCTCTTGGGGGAACAATGATGCCTTTTTGATACAGATAGGAATATGTCATAGAATCCCACATACGAGTTTGTGCAAATATATCTTCATAATTACACTTCGTATCATATGCAAGAGTTAAACCTAATTCAATCAATTTCAGTTTATCTTCCAATCTTTCAATTAACAAAGCATCTTTGATGTTATACTCAATAAACAATTGGTAGTTTCTTTTATATAAATCGTGTAGGTTATCATAATCATCATAAGAAATCTTACCTTCACCAAGTTCAACATTGGCAATATTGTCCAATCGGTAAGATTCTTGTGATTTACCACCAGGCGCATACCATTTGTACAATTCAATGTAGTCTAATTGTTCCACTCCCAAAAAACCATATGCAATCATTTGCCGACCATTGATGATGGTTTTTCTTTCGGAAATGAAATTCCAAGGAGATAATTTTTTGCTTTCATTTTCTCCTAGAATTTTTCTAAGTCGATTGACAAGATATGGCACATCAAAAAACTTTGTATTCCAACCAGTCAACACATCTGGTGTTTTTGTGGACCATGCAGTTAAAAATGATTTACACAAAGTATACTCATCTTTACATTTGTAATAAGTTACTTTATCCGTTTCTTTATTGTTGAAATCTCCGCAACCCCAAACATACATGTGTCCACCAAGAGTTTTCCATGCAATGGCTGTGATTGGTTCATTTGCCTGATAGGGATCAGGAAAACCATTTTCAGAACCAACCTCAATATCGATAATTGCAACATCAATCTTATCTTGGTCCCAGTCAACCATATCTGCATGTTGTTCGGCAATAAATGCATATTCATATCTGGTTTGACCATAAATTTTTGGTGCACCAGAAACGCCATCAAAATTTTTGATATAGTCTCTTGCATCATAAATTGAATCAAATTTCTTTTCTACCAGAGGCAGACCATCAAGAGATTTGTGTGTTGAGACTTTTGTGGCTGGCAAATATAATTTTGGTTCATAATCAATTTTAAGTTTTACTTTTTTGTCATCTCTGATGCCACGATAAAGTATTTTGCCGCCTATCGATTGAACGTTTGTGTAGAAGTTTTTTGACATTTATCCTGTAATGATTTTCTTTTCACCTGGTAATACTAATCCGAGACCGAAAATTTGTTCATAATTTTTAGTGAATTCTTCCGTCGGAGTGTAACAGTATACTACATGTTGACCACTAAAGTCAATGGTTGTGTTCTTTTTTTCTTCGGAATATGCAGGAAAAGGCACAAATCCAACATTTGGTGTACCATCTTTACTTCTGATAACCTGAACCTGCACAGGAACTCCACAGAAATTTATGATTCTTTTTGCGCAGAGGTCGATTCCATACCTGGAAGTATTGAGAAACAAAGCATTACTCAAGAAAAGGGTTTCTGTTTCGATATTAATAT